ATAATCATTTTTTTAAACCTTATTCTTATAACTATTTACCTATTGCTGATATTATTGAAAAGGCTTTTACTTATTCTAATTTTTCAACCAAACATTTTAATAAATACAAAAAGGAAATTTATTTATTAAATGTTGTATGGTCTAAATTTATTGATTTTATATCATTTGGTGATATTGGACACGTCGTTCCTTTTATTGATGTTTCGATTAATATATTTAAAGATAATCCTGACAGTTATTATACTTCTGTTGCTTTAGCTATTATTATTTCTCAAAAAAGTTTGTATGCTAATCGTATTATAGCTATTGATAAAAATCCTATTTGGATTAATTTAGATAATAAACATGATTTAGTTTCTATGGTTAAAGAAATTAATGATATTACATTCTCTATGAGAAATACTGAAGGTAAAATATCAAACGCAATTGAATTATTTCGCGACGGAGTATTTGAATCTAATTGTGATAATCATATTAATAATTTTACACTTGTTATTATTAGTAACTTTTATAACATTCATAATGACGAATCTTTATATACTCGATTATCTTCCCTTTTTCATTATAATTATATTCCTTTTTTTGTTTTTTGGAATGTTTCCAATAAATTTAATTGTTCTATTACATTACATTCTAATAATGATAAAATAGCGTTTTTATCGGGATACTCTATGAATTTATTATTATATTTAAAACAATTACCTTTTTTTCACGAGGTGCATCCTTCTTATCATATTATTACTCAAATTTTATTTTCACCTAGATATTTTTATTTATCTAATTATTTAAGAACACAATTAAAATAAAATTATTTTATAGATTGGGTTTTCTATTTTTTGTTCGATGATTTTACTTTTTTGAATTTTTTTACTCAACTGGATAGTATCTAGTTGAGATATTTTTTCATTTATTCCTGCATAATCTTGCCTTTTTATATTTTTACATATTTCATTTATTTGATGAATGGTATTCTTTGGATTTTTTCGTTTATCCGGTGAACTCATTATTGAGGTTTTTAGTGAACCTTTTATTTTTGTTATTAGTTCAAATTCAGATAATGACATTAAATTCAATATATCTAAATATACTATGTTCAGTGAATATGTATCCCATGTTGTACTTGTCAACATTAATTCTTTTATCATTTTTTCACCTGTTGTCATTTTACCTTTTAAATAATTTATATAATTTTCTTTTATTATTATTTTTTCATTTTCTGTAAATAAGTCTTTTATTGCACCATTATATTTTATATAGTCATTTACTATTTTTTCGAGTATTTCTATTGTGATATCTTTATTCATCCATTCTATATTTAATTTATGTATTATATAGTTTATTACAGCAATTTCTATACACCAAGGATTATATTCTGGTGCATATACAAAAAAAACATCTTTATAAGATTTATTATCTAAGTCTTTTAATATAAACGATAAACCAAAATCTATTATTTTAGGTTTCCCTTGATCTGTAATTATTATATTATTTTCTTTTATATCTAAATGTATTATATCTTTTTCGTGTAATTTTTTTAGTCCTTCTAACAATAATATATATATTTTTAATAGTTTTTTCAAAGAATTTTTAGTATTTATCAATTCAGGTAGATAAGTAAATAATGTTTTATCTCCGACAAATAATATTTGATTTGATTCGTATGAATCTATTTTATTTGTATCTATAAAATTGCATTTTTTTATTTCGTTATTGTTTATTTTTTTCAAGTTTAATTTACATGTTTCGATTATTGGCGCAAAATATCTTTCATATTGAACTATTTTTTGTATTTCTTTACCTATTTTTGTTTCTTTTTTTGAAGTTTCTTTTTGTTTTTGAACTTTTGTTATATATTTTTTAGTTAATTCATTATTTTCACAATTTACACCCGGTTTAAATATACATCCATAAGACCCCTGACTTAATAATTTAATATCCATTTATATATACTATATTTATTTTTTTATATTAAACATACTTAAAGATATTTTAATATATTAAATTGTAAGGGGTCTTATGGATGTATATTTGTATATAGCTAAACATTCCCGACTGCTATAATGAGCTTGTATTAAAACATGAAACTGTTTATATTACTGCTGCCACCGTCGATGACAGCGCTACAGCACTATCTGTATAATGCGATCTCTGGATTCTTTTTATGACTTTATGATATGCAGCTGAAAATAACACCGAAAAAAATAGCAATATTGAGCCACTCTTAACTTCTTTAATACGTGCATATTCGAAACCCTGCACTTTATCTAAGATAAAGGGTGTATGTTCTACTATATTCCTTCCTATAAAACATAGTATAGCAACACATATTGTTAATTTTAATATTGTTAATATATTTTGAATGGGGGTAGTTTTTTTATATTTATCATTATCTTCATCGGTAATGAAAATATAATCCAATATCTTTGCGTTTATCAATCCAATGATAGAGAAAAGTACAACAGCGTATATAATTCCTATCGTTTTTACGGTTACAAATAATATATTTACCATTTTTATATATATAATATTACATAATATAATTAAATTACACCAATCGTATAAATATTTCAAAATATTATATCTAAACTATATAATGAACACAAAGTCATCTTCATGTAATTATGTTGAATGACATTTAATGCTCTTATAGTGTAGTGGTTATCACTCAGGTCTTTGAATCCTGAAACCCGAGTTCGAGTCTCGGTAAGAGCTGCGTGGAGAGGAGAGGAGAGGAGGGAGAGGAGGAAGAGGAGGAAGGTCACGAAACCTTCTCTCGATATTTTTTGCCCTTTTAGCTCAGTTGGTTAGAGCGTGCGACTGTTAATCGCGAGGTCATAGGTTCAATCCCTATAGAGGGCGATAAAAAATAAATAATAATATATTTTTATATATTATTATGATAAGTCCTTTTGATAATCTTTCAAATCAATCATATATTCTTTCTTTAGAAACTGTATTAAATTCATTTACACATAATTATTGTAAAATTATCGTTATTGACAGAATACCAATTGGACCATTATCGTCTTTAGTAACTACAATTTCTACACCCAAATTATCTCCTTTTCAAAATAATCATTTGGGGCATTCTTGTATTCATCCTATTATTCGGTTTCCTAATATATCTCCTAATTTAAATCAAATTGACCATTTTTTAACTAGCAAGGATATTCCTTCAGTTATTTCTTATTTACGGTCTAATCAATATATTATTGATTCTGATTTAACTACTATGGTTTCTGGATTTTCTCCTTCTTCTAATGGTTCTTTGCAGACTATTTGTATGTTTCATTTTTCTAATTGATTTAAATTTATTACATCGTCCATATAAGGAATTATATCAGTATCATGTGTAATCACAATTAATGTTTTATTTTTACATTCATTTAATATTAATTTGATTACTTTTCCTTTGGTCTTCATATCTAATCCTGCTAATGGTTCATCTAATATTACTATATTACTTTTTTTTACAATTCCTCTCATTAACATTGTTACTTTTTGCATACCGAGTGATAAATTTCCTCCTTGAACACCCGCAATTCCGTCAATACCACCTGGAATTTCTGAATATATTTCATATAAATCATACTTTTTCATTAATTCTTTTACTTCATCTTCTGTGACTTCTTTATTTCCATAGGTTATATTTTTTATAATCGATTCATTAAACAATTTTGTTTGTTGATTTACATAATTTATATTGTTTCGTAAATAATCTACGTCTATTTCATTTATATTTGTCCCGTCTATTAATATTTCTCCTTTTTCTATTTTATGCAATCCTACTAACATTTTCATTAATGTTGTTTTTCCAGTTCCTGCACGACCGATTAACGCATAACTTTTACCTCCCTTTATTTTTAAATTAAATGTATTAAATAAATATTCTTCTTTGGTTTTATCATATCGGTATTTTATATCATTATATTCTATATCGCCTTTTGTTATTACATCTTTCTTTTCTCCTTTTTTTCTCTTTGTAAATATATTTTCCATAAAGTCATGTGAACCGTTTATAATTCCTATTTTATATACTATTTGATGAACAAATGTTCGTAATGCATACATAAAATTACTTAAAAATTCTCCTAATATTAATACTATCACTATTGCTTGTTTTCCACTTATTTTTTTATTTTTTACTAATTCATATAACACCAGTAAACTAATTATATAAGTTAATAATGTTATAAAATGGGTTATATGGATTACGACACTTTCTATATGCATTATTTCCTTCATTTTTTCTTTATTTTCTTCTTCTAATTCTGTATTTTTATTTACTTGATTTTCTGATTCATTATTTATATACACGTTCATCAAATTATCTAAACTATCCTGTAAATTTTCACTTAACTCACCATTAAAAAAATTCTCTTTCTGACTCACTAATTTTATTAGTTTTTTGGCTCCTATCAGTTGAATTATTATAGATAATATATATCCGATTAATACTACTAGACCGATTTGTTTATTTATATATAATAAGTAAAATACCATTATTGTTGCTATTGTAAAATCAGGCACAAAATTTCCTATTATCTGCTGAAATAAATCTTTAAAATTCCGAGATAATTCCATCACTCTCGATAAATAGTCTCCGGTCTTCATTTCACTATATTCGAATTTAAATGTTTCTATTGTTTTTTTATATATAATTTCTCTTATAAATGCTAAATATTCTGGCACTAATATCGATTCATAATAATTTTTTACGGCATCACCTCCTAATACAATTAACCATAAAATTACTAAAATTAATAGCACATATCCTATATTACCTTCTTTATAATTATTTTTAAATTCAAATATGTTTGGAAATATTTTTGTTGATTCTAATTTTTCAAATAATTTTCCATATATATTTGGCATAGCAATTCCTTGAAAAGATAAATATGTCACTACCACACTTACGTATGTTATTAAATCTAATTTATTTTCTTTATAAAAATCAGTGATTAGTGGTTCAAAATATTTCATATTATAACTTATCTTATACTG